TTTCGCCCCTGTGGTTTATACTGTTTTTTCTAATTCTTGCATTTTGAAGTTAATATCTTCATACCCTGCAAAGAACCAGTTGAAATATCTGAATGAATCGTAATCGTCTTTAACAAATTCTTCAATCTCTTTCCCTAATTCAATCATTGCCTTGTGTAGTAGTTCAACGTTCTTTTTAGTAGCTCTGTAAGTTTTAAATGTCATTTTGTTTTCCTCTTTTCTTTCGTGTGTTGTTTGCTGTTCTTTAACTTAATATAAGTATATCACTTTTAAAAGTGATTGTCAATACTTTTTATAACTTTTTTTAGAGATATTTTTATTGACTTATAAAACTGCTATCTATATAATAAAGAAAAGGAGGTTTCGAAGATGATAAAATATAAAATAGATGTGGCGGATGCATTAAGCAGAAAAGGGTTTAACCTTTACAAAGCCAAGACAACAAAACTGCTAAGCCAAGACACTTTAAAGAAGATACAGAACGATGACACAAACATTTCACTAAAAAGCCTTAATCGAATATGTGCTATTCTTGACATGCAACCGAAAGATTTAATTGAGTTTAAGGAAACAGAGGAAGAAACAGAGATGAAAAAGATGTATAATTTTTAAATAAAACACTTGACCATAACTAATAAAAGTGATACAATAAGATTAAGTTAAGAGATTAACTTAATACCTGCAAAGCAGAGAAAGGAGCAATATGGAAGAGATGACAAACCAACAACTAGAAACAATCTTAGAAATGGCTATCATGATAGTAAAAGCTAGTAAAGACAAGGAAGACGCAGTACAAAAACTTGAAAATCTGGAAATCATGAAACAAAAAAAGAACCCCACCGACTAAGAGAGGTTCAAGAAAGGGTATCAGCCACAACTGGTACTCTTTTTCTTATACTACCATGTCAATGAAAATTCTACAAGATGTTATACAATGTTATAAAAAAATGTTATAGTGTATATATAGAAATTTGAAAAGATGCCCCACAATGCCCCATTAATTTATGTTATAGTGTATATAGGTAAATTAGATTAAACGCTATAGAACTATGACCTTTCAAATATTTTTAAAAAGACACCTTGCAGATGTAGGGTGTTTTTTTGTAGGCATCTGCATCTCTAAAAATTAAAAAAACTTCTTTAAAAGCGTTGACGAGTGTGTATTGAGTGTGTATAATAGAAATATAGCAAGGAGGTACACAGTTTGAAACGAAGAGACTTGATTAAGAAATTAGAAAAAGCTGGATTTGAGTTCAAGGAACACGGAGGAAATCATGATACCTATAAAAGAGGTCGCGACAAAGAACAAGTTCCAAGACACAAAGAGATAAACGAAATCACAGCGAAGACAATCCTAAAGAAGTGGGGACTTAAATAGTCCCTACCTCAAAGGTAAAATAGAGAAGATGATAGAAAAGGAGAACGACAATGAAAAAAGCTTATCCAACACTTATAGCACAAAACGGTAAAGACTTTTTGGTGTATGTACCAGACATGGAAATCAATACAGAGGGTAAAAGCGTGGAAGATGCCATTGCTATGGCGAGAGATGCAATAGGGTTAATGGGTATTTGCATGGAAGATGACGGAGAGAAATTGCCAACCCCATCAACACAAGAAAAAGCAGTTGCGAAAGCTAAAGAAGATACTGAAATATTCGACTATTCACAAGGAATATCAACGCTAGTCGATGTGGATTTTGTGGAATATAGAAAGCAATTAGACAATAAAGTAGTAAGAAGAAACGTAACGCTTCCAAACTGGTTAAATGTAGAGGCTGAAAAGTCTGGTATTAACGTGTCAAGAGTATTACAAGAGGCATTAGCAAATACACTAGGGGTAACAAAAGCAAGATAACAAATAGTATAATTAGTATAACCAATGCATCTGTATATCGTAACTGATATATGGGTGCTTTTGTATGCAAAGAAATATGAGGTAATGCAATGGCAACATATAAAAACCACGAGGGTTACGTAGATAGCACTGCATACCTAGCAGAATTAAACGCAGAGAAGGCGGAGCGAAAGAAACGCAGGAGGAAATACAAGAAATGCAAAGAGAAGAAGATTTCGGGCAGTTATAGACTAGGAGAATTATACGCATTTAGGCTATGCGTAAGACAGTTAGGATTGAAGATATAGCGGGGCAGAAAAACACAAGAAGGGAAGTGGGTCTAATTTGACAGAGAAACAAAAAATATTCGCAAATGAATACTTGCTAGACCTTAATGCAACAAGGGCTTACAAGGCGGCATATCCAAACATAAAGAATGACGAAACGGCAGCGGCGGCAGCGGCGAGAATGTTAAGAAATGTTAAGGTTGCAGCGTATATCAAGGAGCGCATGAAAGAGCGTGAAGAACGCACAGAGATTACTCAAGATAAAATACTCAGAGAGTTGGCGTTGATTGGATTTTCTAAAGCTACAGACTTTGCAAAGATAGTTGAGAAGCAGGCATTCGATAACAAAGGGCAACCAATGGAAGATGGCGAAGGCAATCCAGTTACATATCGTGCAGTAGAATTAACGCTAACTGAGGACCTCACAGAAGAACAACAAAGAACGATTGCAAGCGTTAAAAAAGGAAGAGACGGGTTAGAAGCAAAGCCGTATGATAAAGTGCGAGCGTTAGAGCTTCTAGGTAGGCATACAGGTATGTGGAATGACAAGATAGACGTAAATGGCGGGTTGGATTTGAAAGTGACGGTTGATTATGGAGAAAAGGGAAGTTAAAGTACAGTTTAATCGAAATTTTAAAGATTTTAATGAGTGCCGTCTGAGGTACAGGTTGGCGAAAGGTTCTGCTGGTAGCGGAAAGTCTGTAAATGTTGCGCAAGATTTCATACTTAAGCTTGGAGATGAAAAATATAAGGGAGCGAACTTACTTTGCGTTAGAAAGGTAGATACTACCAACAAGGATAGTACATACGCAGAACTTAAGAGTGCGATATATAAGATATATGGAGAAGCAGTGGGAATGTTTTGGCAGATTAAGAGCAATCCGATGGAGCTTATCTCAAAAATGACGGGGAATAAAATTATCTTTCGTGGAGTGAAAGACGATGGGCAAAGAGAAAAAGTAAAATCAATCACGTTTGATACAGGGAAATTAACATGGATATGGATTGAGGAAGCAACAGAGCTTTATGAGGCTGATATTGATATTCTCGATGACAGACTTAGGGGGGAGTTGTCGTTCAATCCGTCTTTGTATTATCAGATAACATTTTCGTTTAATCCTGTATCAGCAACGCATTGGATTAAGGCAAAATATTTTGATGTAGAACATGAAGACATATTTACGCATCAATCAACGTATTTGCAGAATAGATTTATAGATGAAGCATACCATCGTAGGATGTTGATGCGTAAAGAGCGTGACCCTGACGGATACAGAATCTATGGGTTGGGCGAGTGGGGAGAATCGGGAGGATTGATACTAACCAATTATGTAATAGAGGAATTTAATACATCGTCTAAGCGTTTTGATTACATGGTAAATGCACAGGATTTTGGTTTTAATCATGCAAACTGCATCGGGGAAGTTGGATTCAAAGACGGTGATTTATATTTGTGTAGAGAGATATACGAGTTTGAAAAGGATACCTCAGAACATATTGAAAGAGCGAATAGTGTTGGGATACGCAAGAATATCACGATGTGGTGTGACTCAGCAGAACCAGATCGTATTAAGATGTGGCAAAAAGCAGGGTATAGAGCAAGAGGAGTTAAGAAGGAGCCAAATAGTGTAAAGGCACAGATAGATTATTTAAAACAATTAACAATACATATTCATTCATCGTGTCACAATGCTATAAAAGAAATACAGCAATGGAAATGGAAGAAAGATGAAAAGACAAATACATATACTGATGAACCAGTTAGCATATTCGATGACGCAATGGCAATGCTTAGGTATGCGATAGAGGAAGAGCGAAGAGGACAAGCGAAAATGCAAACAATTAAGGGGGGATTTTAGATGCGACAAAAACCGTATGGTTTGCCACAGAAACTTATCTGTAGTGCAGACATACCAATTACTTTAGATTTAGTGAAAGAGTATATAAAGAAGCATGAGAAGGGACTGGATAG